CCTGGGCGCTGCAGCCTGGGCGCTGCAGCCTGGGCGCTGCAGCCTGGGCGCTGCAGCCTGGGCGCTGCAGCCTGGGCGCTGCAGCCTGGGCGCTGCAGCCTGGGCGCTGCAGCCTGGGCGCTGGCGCGAGCGCAACAAAAAGGGCGCGCGCCTTGCGGCGCGCGCCCAGGAATTCAGGCAACAAAAAGGGCGCGCCTTGCGGCGCGCCCTAGTCGGAGTCGTTGCGGCTTACTTTGGCGCTTTCGCGAGCCACTCGCGCCACTGCGATCCGCGCTCGCCGTCAAGCTTCGCGGCGTGCTTTTTCTGCAGATGGCGCATGGTCGTGACGAGCGCGGCGAGCGCGTCAAACGGATTCACGTCATCCTTTGGATTGACGATCTCGTCAGCCTTGATCAAGCGCTGTTCGTTCGCCTTGCGATCCGCCTCTTTTTGAGCGCGAGTCGCCTCGCCCTTGGCAGCCTGTTCCGACTTAGGAACGCCAGCCATTGCCTTGGCACGCGACCAAAGGACTCGCGCCGCGATCATGACGCGCTCTTGCTCAAATGTCCGATGCTCGTCATCCTGCTTATCCTCGTTATACTTGAGGAGTCCGACAATCCGAGTCGCCTCGCCCTTGGTCACGTCAAGCTTTTTCATGACGTAGCCGATATTCAGCGCGCCCTGAATCTCGGTCAGGATAGCGGTATCGCCTTTGAACTGGCCGATAGCCTTGACGAGTGTGCCATCGAGTCCCGCGAGAGACTGGCCATACTTGAACGCGGCCGCAATGGCTTGGTCCTTTGTCATGGCGAGCGGAGACTCGACGGGAGTCACGGGAGTCACGGGAGTCACAACAGAAGTAACGTTGACAGTCATTTGACTAACCTTTCAGTCAATACGTTGATCGGGTATCGATCAACTGAAATCATAATACATAGTTTGGTGCTTTGTGTCAAATGGTGCCCTATGGTGTTACATGATGTAACACCGTCCGCCCAGCCCGGGAAGAATTACTTGTTCGAGATCAGACCCCTAGAAGGGGCTGACGTGCAAGTCATGGCGTATGCTTGCCCATGTCCGACAGATTTTCTGACCGATTCCCTAAAATCATCTTGTGCACTAAGTTACTACAAAAATTTTTTGGGTAAAAATTGAGGGTGTGTGATAGGATGACGCGACGGACGGGGTGACCAAACCCCGTCCGCCACTTGCGCAAGGCAACCTTCAGGGAGGCTGCGATGGCCAGGATCGACGGTAAATGCTGCAGGTGCGGCTCTCAAGCAAGATCGGGTCAAAGCTACTGTCGTGCGTGCCATAACGCGCATCAGCTGGAGTGGGCTCGTGACCGTGGCGGCTACGTCGCATTATCGGCAGAAGCCAAGAAGCGTTGGCGTGCACGAAACCGCGCAGGCGAGTATCGTCGGCGGGGGACGTTGAAACCGCAGCCGTGCGAACGCTGTGGTGCTGTCGAGGTCCAGATGCACCATCCGGATTACGACCAGCCGCTGAAGGTGGTATGGTTGTGCAAACCCTGTCACAGGGCGGAACATGACTAACGCACCAGTGCAATATATGGACCTGACCGCCGACCCCGCCGCGCTCGGCTGGCCCCCGGCGCTGCCGCTGGAGCTGGCGCTTGCCCAGCAGAGCGTGCGCGAAATCTGCGAAGCCTACGGCATCGATCGCTATGAGTATGAGCGCCTGCGCTGGGACCGCGGCTTCCGGCGCGCGGTGGAAACGGCGACCGAGACGCTCAAGGAGGACGGTGCGAGCTTCAAGCTCAAGGCTAGAGCACAGAGCGAGGAGCTGCTAAAAACATCCTGGGCCCTGATCCACAAGCCCCTCGATCAGGTGTCCGCCGCGGTCAAGGCGCAGCTGATCATGTTCACGGTTCGCTGCGCCGGCCTCGACGCCAGCGTGGAGCAGAAGGCCAGAGCGACCGCTCAGGCGAGCGCAGCGAGCCTGACCGCGCTGACCATTAACTTACACTTAGGTGACTAGATGAACCCATGAGGTGAGAGCTTGCGCACCGACGAGCGTGAAGTAAACGACAAAGCCCGTGTGAATGACGCCATGAATGCGGAGATCGTGAACAAGGCCGCTGACGTCGCCAACAGCGCGGTCAACGCGCTCAAGGCGAGCCCGATCGTGCTTGCCCTCGTGCTGATGCAGATAACCACCATGGCGATGGTGCTCTACAATGCCGTCGACCGGCAGCGCTCGAACACGACGCAGTTTGAATATCTGCACAAAACATTGGATGCTTGTGTGAGCAAGCTGGGTATCGACAAGTAAGCCAGGGAGAGCGACGTGGCTGACATCGCGCCTAAGGAAGACCAGAAGTCAGCCTCCCCCATTACCTACAAGGTCGTCGACCAGGACTGGTCCCCAAGCGATCCCTCTGTTCCGCAGGCGATGCTCGACGAGGTCGGCGCTGACGGCTGGCAGCTGATCATCGCCTACGTTGATCCGATACGTGAACGCACCCGCTTCGTCTTCGCTCAGGGCGGCTCTCCGGTGGACTATCAGGTGCTCGACGATCGCTGGTCGCCCGAGGACCCCGCCGTCCCCGAGGCGACCCTCAACGAGGCCGGCCGGGAAGGCATGGGTCTGATCACGGCCTACCCCGACAGCCACCGCGAGCGCACCCGCTGGATATTCGGTGCCGGCTTCGCCGGTGGGCCGCCCTCTGGTGGCGGCGGCATTCCCGAAGCACCGATCGACGGAGAGACCTATGGACGAAAAGACGCGGACTGGACCCCACTCTCCTCAGGCGGCGGAACGGCCGGCCCGCCCGGACCGCCCGGTCCGCAAGGACCGGCCGGACCGCCCGGCGCGGCCGGCGAGACCGGTCCCGCTGGTCCGCCCGGAGCGCCCGGCGAGACCGGAGCGGCCGGAGCGCCCGGCGAGACCGGTGCGGCAGGTCCCCCAGGTGACCCGGGCCCAGCTGGACCGGCTGGCGCGGATGGTCAGCCCGGAGCGGATGGCCAGGATGGAAGCCCTGGTCCAGCGGGCCCAGCAGGCCCAGCGGGTGAGGCAGGCCCGCCCGGACCAGTAAGCGTCTCGACCGACACCAACAACGCGGCAACCCTTGGCACGGACGGGCTCATCTATGTCTCAGCTGATACTGCAGGAGGAGGACCCGCAGGTCCTCCTGGACCTCAGGGACCTCCCGGTCCAGCCGGACCGCAGGGCGAGACCGGCCCGGCTGGTGTGGATGGCGCAACCGGACCCCAGGGTCCTCAGGGTGATCAGGGACCTCAGGGAACCCAGGGTCCGCAGGGTCCCGCCGGCAGCGCCGGTGCTCAAGGAGCGGCTGGCAGTGACGGTGCTCAAGGACCTCCGGGGAGCGACGGAGGTCAGGGTCCACCCGGTGTAGCCGGCCCGCAGGGCATACCCGGTAACGACGGCGCGCCCGGCGCGCCGGGTCCCGCGGGCGATCCTGGTCCGCAAGGTGTCCCCGGCCCGGCCGGACCGCAGGGCGACCCCGGTGCGCCGGGACAGACAGCAATCATCATGCTGTCGTTCTCGAACCAACCCCCATCAGCACTGCCCATTGATGGCTACATCCCGCAGGACTGGGACTCTCCTGGTAACCCGCCGCAGGGCGACCAACTCGTGCGTGGTCAGGGCGCGCTCGACACCCGCACCCAGGCTGTGTGGCTCTGGGTCGGCGCGAGTATGGCCCCCTCTGGTTGGGTCGAGCTAGGTGAAGTCACAGGTCCGCCGGGACCTCCCGGCCCGGCCGGGTCGGACGGTGCCGCCGGACCTCAAGGCCCGCAGGGCGTCCCTGGTCCGCAAGGCCAGCAAGGCTTGCAGGGTCAACAAGGCGGCCAGGGACCGGTCGGTCCGGCCGGCGCGCAGGGTCCGCAAGGCCCCGCGGGAACCCAGGGACCCCAGGGTCCCCAGGGCGTTCCCGGCCCGACCGCGGTCTCGGCCGACGCCGGCAACACCGCGACCTTAGGCACTGACGGCCGCATCTTCGTCCCGACGCTGCCTCCTGGCAGCAATGCTATTCCGACAATGAACGGGACGGCGGCGACTGGCGTCGCGACTGCTTGGGCGCGTGGTGATCATGTCCACCCGACAGACACTAGCCGCATGCCGGTCAAGGGCGCGACCGACGGAGCCCAGGCACCCGTCGGCAACATCGGCGAGCAGATCGCGCAGTCCGTCACGACCGCGGTCAACCTGACCGCCGCCACGGCGGCCAATATCGGCAGCATCACCCTGACCCCAGGCGACTGGAATGTCGGCGGCTTCGTCAACTTCGCCGCGGCGGGCACCGCACCGACCCGGTTGGCGGCCGGTCTCTCCACCACCAGCGCGACGCTCCCCACTCCGGCGCAGATCGCCGCCGGCAACGGTGCGCTCAACGATCTCTCGTGCACGTTCGGCAAGGCCGCGATGACCTTGCCGACCAGCGTCGCCCGGTTCAACGTCACCGCCAACACGGTGGTCTATCTCGTGGGGCTGTCTTCGACAGCGGACACCGCGACCGGCTACATCTCAGCGAGAAGGGCAGCACGATGACCCCGCCGGTCAACGTCATCTTCGTCCCCTGTGGCGCAACCAAGCGTTCCCTGGTGTTCGAGCACGTCTATTATGGCCCGGTGCTCGTGGCCAACATGCTGGACCTTGACGACGAGCCGACTGATGATCCCACTCTCGCGTGCCGGCTGGTCTGCTCGTTGCCCAACGGGGAGTGGCTGGCGACCTGCGCCTGTCCGAACTGCGGGCGGCTGCGCGAGGTCAGGTCAGGAGTGCATTGACCATGCCCAGCGAAAGCAAGAAACAACGTGTTGCGATGCAGATTGCCAAGGCTGGCAAGAGCAATATCGGCATTCCGCAGAAGGTGGGCGCTGACTTTGTTGCTGCCGACAAGAAGAAGAGTAAGGCCCAGCTCGCGGCTCTCCCGCTCCGCAAGGGAGCCCCACCCCCTCCAGCCAAAGGAAAAGACTGATGGCGACAGGACCTCGCAAGGCCAGGGAGACCTACACCCCGGCGACGACGCCCGCGGACAATAACTACTGCCCGCAGGGCTCCACGTTCGACGACGCTTACAATGGCGATCTCACGAATTTCGACACGACCAGGGACCCGTTCGAGGAGCGCGATGCGCGCGTCGACGCGACCCGCGAGGAATTCAAGCATCAGGACAAGCCGGGTAAGCTCGCAGCCTGGGACTAATGGCGTCGATCATTGACTATCGCCCGAGCCCGACGATCAAGGCATTCATCCGCGATCACCGCACATCGGGGCTCTTCTACTCCTGGATCGTCGGGCCCGTTGGGTCCGCGAAGACCACGGCGCTGTTCTTCAAGCTGATCTATCTCGCCGGCAAGCAGGCCCCGAGCCCGGACGGCGTCCGACGCACCAAGGCGGTGATTGTCCGAAACACTCTTCCGATGCTCAAGGACACCACGCTGGCGTCCTGGGAATACTGGTTCAAGGACGGCGTCGCCGGTCACTGGAACGCGACCGACAAGAATTTCACCCTTAGGTTTGGAGACGTCGAGTGTCAGGTTTTATTCCGTCCGCTCGACACGCCCGACGATGTGCGCCGCGTCCTAAGCTTGGAAATCAACTTTGCCATCATCGACGAGTTCGTCGAAATCCCCAAGGCGATCGTCGACGCGCTCTCAGCCCGGCTTGGTCGATACAAGCAACCGGACGGCACGCCGGTGACGATCTGGGGGATGTGGGGCTCCAGCAACCCCGGCACCGAGGATGTGTGGTGGTATGATTACCTGCACGGTCCCGCGGTCCGACGCTTCAAGCGCCTGCCCGGACAGCCGACGCCAAGCGTAGTTCCCGACAGCATAGGCGACACGGCGATAGCTCTGACCACCGTTGGCTCCTCGCTGGAGCCGATCGCGACTTACTACCACCAGCCCGGAGGGCTCACACCCGATGCCGAGAACCTGGAGAACCTGCCGGGCGGGCAGCAGTATTACCGGGACGCCGTCACCGGCAAGAGCGACGTCTGGGTCCGTCAGTTCGTCGACGCCGAGTGGGGCTTCTCGATCGCCGGCAAGGCGGTCGTCCCCTCCTTCCGTGCCGATCTCCATGTGGCTCTCCCGAACACGCTCCAACCCAATCCTTATTTCCCCCTCGTGGTCGGGCTTGACCCCGGCATCACTGGCAGTGCCATGGTTCTCGGGCAGCAAGACTACGACGGGCGGGTAAAGGTCTTCGCCGAACTGGTGCAGGAGGGTATGGGGGCCGAGCGGCTTGTCAAGGAACGGCTGCAGCCGATCCTGCGCAATCGGTTCCCGCAGGTCACGCGAGTGATCGTGGCAGCCGACCCGGCGGCCGCGTCACGCACCCAGACCGACGAACGCACGGTAGTCAAAATCTTCAAGCAGCACTACGACGTCGACGTCGAATCGAACAACCGCCTGCCCCTTCGTCTGGACGCGATCGATTATTACACCAGCACACTGGTCGAGGGTCGCGCGGCTCTTCAGATCGATCCATCGTGTCAGGTTCTCATACGCGCGCTCAGAGGCGGCTGGCGCTATGCCGCCGATCTTAAGCGGGAGACGCTCAAGGGGCATGACCCCGAGAAGAATGCCTACAGCCATCCGGGGGATGCCTTCGGTTACCTTTGTCGGTTCTTCCATCGTGACCGCCAGCGCGAGGTGCGCTACCGTCTCCCGCAGGGTAGTCTCAGCGCCCGGCGTCAGGCACCATGGCAACGGCAGCCGGAGCGCAACAGTTATCATGTGAGATAGCATGGCCATCCCGACGGCCGAAGCGCCGCTGAACACGGCTAAAGCATACCCCGATCCGGCGCTCAAGCCGCCGGCTCTCGACGTGCCGACGACGGCGGCCGACAGGGAAAAGACCAAGTCCTCAGACCCGCCGGTCAAGAAGATTTCCTCCGAGGCGCTGCGCACGCTCGGTCAGCGCTTCAACCAGATGTTCATGCAATACGTCAGTGACCGGCGCATCACCGAGCTTAGGTGGCTGGCGAATCAGCGACAGTATCTCGGGCTCTACGATCCCGAGGTCGAGCAATCTTTCTCTCCCAACCGCTCCAAGGCTTATCCCAAGATCACGCGCACCAAGTGCATCAGCGTCCTGGCTAGGATCATGAACCTGATGTTCCAGGGCAACGAGCGCAACTGGGAAATCCATGCCGCACCCTGGCCCGACATCACCGCGGCCGAGGTGCGCGATGCGATCAAGCTGGCGAAGGAGAAGGACGATCTGGCTGGGGTGTCGCCGCCCGATCCGAACGATGCGTTCGCCTTCAATAACTACGTCATGGAGGCGCTCGACAGATACGCGGACCTGCGCGCCGACAAGCTCAGTGTCCTGATCGACGATCAGCTCCAGGAGCTGGGCGGACATCAGGCGCTGGACTATGTCGCGCTCAATCGCGCCGTGCTCCGCAGCGGCATCATCTATGGTCTCGGCGTGCTTCGAGGACCGTTCGTGCGTAGGTCCGAGACCGTGACGTGGAAGGTGCAGAAAGCGCTAATGCCTCCCTCGCAGCTGCAGCTTCCACCCGGTGGCGCACCTCCTCCTGGTGCGCCGCCGTCACCGACGAATGGCGGTGCGCCGCCTCCGCCACCGATGAACGGCGGCGGCAACACTCCGGGCATGGGCGCGCCCATGCCGATGAATGGGGGTGGTGGTCCGCCCCCGGTGAACGGCAGTGGCGGGCCACCACCTGCGCCGATCGTCAAGCCGCAGAAGCAGGTGACGTTCAAACCCTATTTCGAGTTCTTGCCGGTCTGGGATTTCTACCCCGACCTCAGCGCCAAGACGCTGCAGGGCATGGATGGTTATTTTGTGCGTCACGTGATGTCGCGCACCCAGGTCAAGGAGCTTGGATCGAGACCCGATTTCTTCACCGACGTCATCGACTCTTACCTCGCGCGCTTCCCGCTGGGGAACTACCGCGCGCAGCAGTTCGAGATGGAGCTGCGGGCGATGGGCGTGAAGGTCAACGTCAACGAGATGAAATCGGAGACGATGAAATATGAGATCATGGTCTGGCATGGTCCGGTCGACGGGATGCTCCTACAAGAAGTCGGCGTGGAAGTTCCTGCTGATAAACTCTCTGATTACATCGACGCCGAAATCTGGATGCTTGAAGCCAATGTCATCGGCGCGCGGCTTAATCCTTGGGAGGACCTCACCAAGGAGATGCCGTCTGTTCCTATTCCTCCGATGATCCATACCTTCTTGTTTGACGAGGACGACACCAGCCCGGTCGGCTTTGGTCTGCCGCAGGCGGTGCGCGATTCGCAGATGATGGTCTCCGCCGCGACGCGCATGCTGCTCGACAATGCGAGCGTGGTCTGTGGCCCCAATCTCGAACTGAACACCGACCTCTTGCGCCTTGATCAGGACCTCTCCGCCATCTCGGCTTACAAGGTCTGGTATCGCGAAGGCTCCGGGCCCGAGGCGCAGTGGCCAGCGGTGCGCAACGTCAGCGTCGATGCTCACCTGGATAGCTTGCTGAAGATCGTCGAACTCGGGCTTCGCTTCGCCGACAGCGAGACGTTCGTAAATCCGGCGACGGGTGGCGACATGGACCGGGGCGCGAGCGAGCCGATGCGCACGGCCGCGGGTGCGAGCATGCTGCGCGGTGAAGCGGCGCTGCCGTTCAAAGATGTCATCAGGTCGTTCGATACGTTCACGCAGAGCGTCATCAACTCGATGGTGCTGTTCAATCGGGTCTTCAATCCAGATCAAGCGCCTGATGGCGACTATGACGTGGTCGCTCGTGGTGCAACTAGCCTCATGGCTAAAGAGCTGCGTGGCATGCAGGCTGATTCGCTGGTGCAGACGCTCAAGCCCGAGCAGATGATCCATGTCGACGAGCGCAAGCTCACCGAGGCTCAGGTCAAGGCCCGCGACATGGACGATATCCTGGTGACCGAGGACGAGGCCGGTCGGCGTCAGGCGGCCGCGGCGCAGGATCAGCAGGAACAGCAGGCGCAGCAGCAGAAGCTCATGGAGGCCAACCTGCGCAAGCTGCTGTCCGATGCCTTCAAGAACATCGCACAGGGTCAGAAGAACACAGCAAATGCTGATGCACAGCTTGTCGAGACGGCGCTGGGCATCCTAGAGAAAGGTATGCAGGATGAGCTTAGTGGATCAGCCGGTGCTGCCGGGGGTGGCCCTCAGCCAGCGCAACCAGCCCTCCCAGGCCCGCCAGGAGGAGGCGGCCTTGCTCAAGCACTTGCATCAGGCGCGCTCGGAGCCGGGGGTGCTGGCGGTCCGCCACCTCCTGGAGGTGCGCCTGCTCCGATGCCAGAGCCAGCTGGTCAAGGCGGCCCTTAATGATGTAGCGTTGTTACAAGGCGAAGCTCGCACGCTCCAGAAGCTTTTGAGTGATCTATCGGGTGAACGTGCGACGATCGAGTAGGAGATGATCCATGGCACGTGCTCCGCGCGCCGCACCAGCTGCGGCACCTGAGGCTGCCGCACCAGCGGCAGCGCCGGCACCAGCACCCGCAGCTGCAGCTCCCCCGGCTCCGGCACTGGCTGTGCCGCAGCCGGTGCCCGCTGCGCCGGCACCCGATGAAGCTTCGCAGCCTGACCAGTTCGACTTGGCGTTCGCCGAGGCTGCGGCTGCTGCGGTTGCCGAGATAGATTCAGCGACCCCGGCTCCTGCGGTTGCGCCGGCCAAGAAGCCCGTTGCAGCATCGTCGGTGCCTAAGCCGCTCGCGGTCGAGACCGAGCCGGCGGCCGCTGCTGAGCCAGCGGCCGCTGCCGAGCCTCCGGCACCTGCGCCTGCGCCGGCCGCACCAGCGCCGGAGCTGCGGGCGGAGCCGCAGCCCCCGCCACAGCCACAACCTCCGCCACAGCCGCAAACCTATCAGGAACCTCCGCTTTTCAGCCCCGAGGAAGCGACCCAGCTGCAGACGTTCTTCAACGACTGGCCGGATGTCGCCCGCGCCACCGAGACGATGATCCGTGGTCTGGTGACCCAGACGGTGCGTCGGATGTATGCCGATCTGGCGGGTTCCCTGGCCCCCTACCTGCACACGATCGACACCCTGGCGGACCGCTCGCAGCTATCCGAGCTGCAAGACCAAGTATCCGACTACGACACTGTTTCCGGACAGCTGTCCGCATGGGCCGGAAAACAACCAGCATATTTGCGTGGAGCTTATGAGCGTGTTATCAAGCAGGGCACGGCCGCCGAGGTCGTCGACTTGATCAATCGGTATAAGCAGGACATGCAGTCCACCATGCCAGCACAAGGGGGTCAGCCGGCACCGGCTGCACCTGCTGCGGCTGCACCGGCAGCTAGCTCAGCGCCGGCACCTGTCAATCCTGCGCTCGCCGCTGCGGCGGCGCGGCTTGCCCCAGTCTCCACCAAGCGCACCAACGTCGTCGCACCTCCCACTGACTTCGACAGTGCTTTTGCCGAATACGCCAAGGCATCCTAAGCCAGGAGTTGATCCATGGTCGCAGTTACCAGTTATGGCGATATCTCTCCTGCAGTCGCCGCCTATTCCGTCGTGCGGATGCTTAAGCGGGCGATGCCCTACCTGCACATCGAAAAATTCGGGCAGACCTACCCGCTGCCGACGAACTCGACGCAGACCGCCAAGTTCCGGCGTTACTTTCTGCAAGGCGCGACAGGCGCGGCGGGCCCGGATGCCGGAGGCACCAACGGTGTAGGCCAGCCATTCTACATCCCGCTGGCGATCACACCCCTGGTCGAGGGCGTGACACCCGCGGGCTCGATGCTGGCCAACCAGGATTACACGGTTCAGCTCTACCAATATGGCGATTACATCACGATCACCGACGTGATCGAAGACACTCACACCGACCCGGTGCTCCAGCAGTCCACCGACATCCTTGGCGAGCAGGCCGCGGTCACCGTGGAGACCTTGCGGTTCAATGTGCTCAAGGCCGGCACCAACGTCTGGTATCAGAATCTGGTTGCGGGGCGAGCGAACGTTGCCGGTGTCGCCGGGCTGACCGATCAGCGCCGGGTGACGACCGGGCTCAACCGACAGAACGCCCGCAAGATATCCCAGGTCGTGGCGTCCAACCCCGACTTTAATACGCGATCGGTCGAAGCGGCGTATTTCGCACTCTGCCATCCCGATCTCGAAAGCGACATCCGCAACATGACCGGCTTCATCCCGGTCGCAAGCTACGGGCCGCACACGAGCCCGTTCGAGGGTGAGATCGGCTCGGTCGAGCAATGCCGCTATCTCAGCTCAACGGTGATCGCGCCGTTCATTAACGCGGGTGCCGCGACCTCCGGTGGGACGACCTACCGCTCGACTGGCGGCGTCAACTGGGACGTATACCCAATTCTATATTTTGGCCGCGATGCCTTCGGCCTCGTGCCGCTCAAGGGTAAGTCGTCCATGACCCCGATGGTGGTCAACCCCAAGCCCGCGCCGGGCGATCCGCTGGCGCAGCGCGGAACCTGTGGCTGGAAGCTCTACACGGGGACTGTGATTCTGCAGGACGCATTCATGGCCCGCCTGGAGGTTTGCGCGACGGCGTAACCCGCGACGATAGAGGAGATTCCAAGTGGCCAATCATCCTGCGCAGCACGATACCAAGGCTGATCCGCACAAGGCTGGTGCCGCACCTGCATACGGCCCCGCACCCGCGCTCTTTGTGGCTGCAACGCCCAAGGATGCGCCGCCTGCACCTACGCCGATGAATGTCGGCGACACCGGGTCTGCGAAGGTCAGCTTCACGGACGAAACGCAGGCTGACGTTAAGATCGGGTCAGTCGAGTGGACGGCGACGGGACCGGTGACAATTACACCGCCCGATCCGGCTGATCAGAACCCGGACCCGACGACCACCAAATTCACGGCGACCGGTCCTGGGCGTGCATCGATCAAAGCCGACATCATCAGCGAGGGTGGTAAGCCGGCAGAGGCGACTACCGAGATCATGGTGATCGAACCGGGTCAGCCCGTCACCGGTAAGATTGACGTCACGGTCACGCCGGCCAAGAAGGCATAGCAGGAGTTCGTCATGCCCACTCAGATCATTGATGGCTCGCTACACACTGCCGCCTTCCCGGCGACATACACCGGACCGGGGAACCTGATCGGCAACTGTGTCACAGCTAATCTGGACAATGATATCTACGGCTTCTTCACCTCGGCCGGCAACGCGGTCCAGATCAACTGTGGGTTCCAGGCGCTCGCGGTTGACGTCACCGATGTGACTGGTGTGCTGATGTGGCATTGGCAGCTCGGCATGCCGGCGACCAATAGCGTCAAGACGGCAACGGGTGCCACGACGATCGACACCTCTGGTGCCATCAGCGTCACCACCGATCCGGCCGGCAACACCAATGTCACCCTGTCGGCTACGGTGTGCGGCACTGGCAAGACGATCTGCTACCATGTTTCGGGGTGATCCATGGCCATTGCTGGTGCGACCGAAACTGCAATCCTGCAGTTAATCTACAACGCGACGGCGTGGGCCAACTACGCGGATAATGCCGCGAGCGCGCCGCAGACCAACATCTCGATCGCGTTGCACACGGCCGACCCTGGCACGGGCGGCAACCAGTCGACCAGCGAGGTCGCTTATGTGGGCTATGCGCGCGCGAGCGTGGCGCGCACGTCGGGCGGCTGGACGGTGACGGGCGTCGGTCCCGCAAACTGTAGCCCTGTCTCGAACATCACATTCCCTGCCGGCACAGGTGGGTCAGGAACGGTGACCAATTTCAGCACTGGTAAGACCGGCGCTGGTGCGACGCCGATCCTCTGGAGCGGCACGGTCACGCCGAACATCGTGTCGGGCTCGGGCGTGACCCCCGTGCTCACCACAGCAACGACTATCACGTTGTCATGAATGAACTATGCAGACGCATTCCGCCGATGTCTGATTGAACTCGACGTCGTCGGGGTCTGCGATCTGTGGTTCAAAGTTTCTCCGCATCTGCCTCAGCCGAAGAACAACGAAGAAGCGCTGGTGACGATCCACTACGCGCGCACTCAAACTCAGAGCATCCCGGAGCGCCTACGTTGCTATTCGCACGCTTGGCTCACCGAGCGCGGGCTGCCGTCAGGCTTACCTGATCGGCTGAAGCCGAAGGCGGCGCGTCTCTATCCACACAAGGTGAGCGCGGTCGGTGTCGCCGTTCTGGCGACATCGGAGGCGAACCTGCCGCGAGCGCATGCGATCGAGAAGGCGATGAGCGACGCAGCAATGGAGTGTTACGCCGACGGCGTTACTGACGTTGCTGTTATTCGTGGCCGCATGGGCGAGGCGCGACGTGACGTTGAGCGATGACCGATGCACGCGCTACGCAAGTCGCATTAGAGCAGTGGGCTAGAGCTACCCCACCACAGACTCAGGTCACCCAGGTTGCCATAGAGCAGTGGGGGCCTATTACCCCGCCAGCGCTCTGGGTCACCCAGATTGCGGTCGAAGAGTGGTCGACCGTCGCTAACATCCTAGGTCAGGCGGCTGGTGTCGGTGGTGCTGCGGCAATCGGCACTGCGCTGGTGGCAGCGCAGGGTCAGGCGACTGGCGTCGGTGCAGCCTCCGCGGTCGGTAGCGCGCAGTTTTGGATGGTGGGCGTTGCTGCTGGCGTCGGCACAGCAACGGGCGTGGCTCCAGTTGGCACCTTGGCAGTTGGAGTTGCTGCTGGCGTTGGTGCGGCTTCTGCGGTCGGCACGGCACCGATGCTGTCAGTTGGGCTCGCGACCGGCACTGGCGTCTTGCTCGGCTATAGCACCATCCCCGGTGCTGGTAAGCCGAGGAAGGTCAAGGGTCACGCGGACGGAGTCGGCACAGCTCGGGCGTCGAGCGTTCGAGGGTCAGCCGGTCTTGCCGCGGCGAGTGGGGACGCGAGTGCCGAGGGGTCCAACGTGGTCCTCACGGAAGCCGCTGGCGTGGCTGGCGCTTTCGGTGCGGGCCACGCCGTCGCTCCCTCCATCTCCGGCATCGCGGCCTACGCCGCTGGTTTCGGCGACGCGATCGGTGTGTCTGCGTCTGGTGTGGGGGCCGCGGCCGCTGGCTTCGGCGATGCGCTTGGGGTGTCCGCGTCTGGCGTAGCGGCCTTTGCCGCCGGTTACGGTGACGCGAATGCACCGTCCGGGATCGGTGTGGCGGGTGTCGCCGCGGGCTTCGGCAGCGCGGCTGGAGTGTCCGCGGTCGGCGTGGCGGCCCATGCTACCGGCTTTGGCAGTGCGGCCGGCGTGTCGGCGTTCGGGGCGGTG